ATTAATAACAAACCTTTTCATTTACCAAAGATAATCAATTACACCTGATGAAAAAAGGTTTTGAGGTCTTTTTCGTTTTCGGATAGGAATTGGTCTTTTTGCTCAAGCGTTTCAAAATTAAAAGGCGAATCAATATTGTTTGACCATATGCTAAATGTAAACATTTCATTCTCCTTAGTAAAAGAAACACTATAACACGTATCATTTTCCTTCGGCACATATCCTCCGCTTATCTTCATCCAAGAGTCGAACAATTTTGAAGCAGCGTCAAGCCATTCTTGTTTGTCGATACCCGCAAGTTTAATCCCTTCTTCGCCTATCACACATTCGTTTCCTTCTGAGTCGCGGAGGGCGTAGAGGTTATCCGACCTTCTTCCGTGTTTGCAAATAGCAAAAACCGTTGCCTTTGAATTGTTTTCAAAAGAATCATTTATTTGTTTTTCTTTTAAACCAAAAAACCAAAAAGCTTCTTTGAAAGTGGTATATGTTAATCCTTCATTCACCACCAACACTTCATCCCCTACCTTATACTTAGGATTGATTGCTTCGGGCATATTGCAGTCGTAGTCGCAGGGATTGGATAGGTCGAAGTGAGATAAGAAATCACCATTACTATTATGGGTGCAATAGTTAGATTGGGTGTTTTCGTATTTAATGCCAAAAGGATACTCCTTATCACAGTTGTCTTCACAGACTTCATACCACTTTCCTTGTTTATAAAGGTTGCTTGTATTACCCACAAACCTCACCCACTTCCCCACAAGCGGATGCTGTTTAGGTTGTTCGTTTTGTTCTGGAGCAACTACGACTAATTCTACCGTGCCTACTCCCTCGATTTGAAGTCTATCGCCTACCGCGATGCTGATTACTTTGTTTTCTGTACTCATTTTTTATTTGGTTTATTTGATTCTACGTTGACGATTGATTTTAAGAAGTTCCCGAAGATAATCCTCCCGCTCGTGAGCAACCGAGGATTTGTACTTCATTATTTGCTTTCTGATATAAATGTGCCAGTCGTTGAATGTCGGTTGTGGCGCGTCTGGATATACCGTGTGACTTATTCGCATAGGTTGGCTGAGATTAAAAGGTAAATACAAAGTGAAAACGCAAAGGCGCATAGGATTAAACCTAAGACGTGCATATCAATTTTTACTTTCTTCATTACTTTATAAATTTAAAGATGATATTTTCAACGTTTGGTTTGTACCCTCGTCTTCTTCTAAACACATCATTCACTACATCTTGACAAAGGTCGTTGATGATAAGGTTAGAAATAAACTCAACCATACTTGAACCGATGGGGCGGCCAAGTTCATCGCAAGTAATAAAGCGATCTTGCAGCGCATCTTTGACCCACTCGCTCGCGTAGTAGCTATCTGAGTAGTCCGTGCCGTTCAATGCGTATAATGCACTTGTTAATCCAGATGGTAACGGCTCGTTGCGGTTCACGCGCTCGTAACCAATTTTGGATTCGTTGATGAAGTCAGTCACTTGTTCAGTGGTGACAAAAAAGGAGTAAGGAAGTTGTGTCATTTGTTATTTGTTTGTGTGAATTATGTGACAAATATAAAACTATTTTTTAATAAGTCAAGAAAAAAGTAAAATATTTTTATTTATAAGTTTTGGAAAGTGATATACAGGATTGATAAGGTTGAACCGCTTTGGTATTCATTTATTCAACGGATAGATTCGAGCGGTGTGGGAAGGCGGAAAAAGGTGTTACCCCCTTTCCCCCACTCCATCATTTATTCACTCGGTGAGTTCTCGGATGTTGGTATGGCTGTCGCCGGGAAGGTGCTTCGCCCAGCACGACATTTAAGGAAGCGGACTAAAAAGTGTAATACCCCTTTCAATTATTACACACGCCGCCACCACGCTATTTCAAGTGGTTGAGCCCGCTTCCTCCCGCTTGGCCGTTCGGGTTGTGCTGATGTGATTTTATTATCTTTTTATAAAAGTAGTCAGGACAGGATTCGAACCTGCATAGTGATATTACTCGCTCGCTGCCTTACATATCACTTTAGACCTCCGAGTTAGCGTCTACCATTCCGCCACCTGACTATGTAAACAAAAAAGCCCCGTACAGGAACTTACGGGGCCAAGGTCAAAAACTTATCGCTTTCGATTGCTCGACCCTTGTAACGGTTCCTGACATCACAACGGTCGAGCTGTTATGTGAGGGCAAATATAATAATAAAAATATTCGTGTCAAATTTATTTTGCAATATTCAAAATATTTATATCTTTGCCACCATGCAACAAATAAACCACGGATCACTTTTTAGCGGTTTTGGTGGCTTTGATTTAGCCGCCGAATGGATGGGGTGGAATAACGTATTTCATTGCGAATGGATGCCGTTTCCCCGCCAAATACTTAAATACCACTTTCCAAATTCAATCAGTTATGAAGACATTACCAAAACAGACTTCACTATTCACAGAGGAACGATTGACGTTCTCACCGGGGGTTTCCCATGCCAACCCTATTCAGTCGCAGGAAAACGACTTGGGAAAGAAGACGAGCGACATCTCTGGCCGGAGATGCTTAGAGCAATACGCGAGATTGAACCAAGGTTCGTCGTGGGCGAAAACGTTCGTGGCCTCGTTAATTGGAACGGGGGAATGGTCTTCGACGAGGTGCAAGCTGACCTGGAAAATGCAGGGTACGAAGTCATCCCGTTTATTATTCCTGCTTGTGCCGTTGGTGCGCCCCACCGACGAGACAGGGTCTGGTTTGTTGCTAAAAACACCAAGTGCAATGGACGCTTATTCGGAGAATCTGAGCAAGAAAGAGCAAGTAATGGGCAACAGCGGAACACTTGCTCAGGAGGTAGCAACGGGATTTGTTTATCAAAGGGGTTTGTTGCTCACGCCAACGACACGCGAGGAGGTTCAAGACTTGGAGAAATATCCGAATGGAACAACGATGCCGAATCTTGCGACCCAGGTAGTGGGATTGCTTCCAACGCCCTCAACCACAGACAACGGATCACCATTGACCAAGGCTCAGAAGGAAAAGTTTTTAGCGAACCGAGAAAAGAAGGGTTTAAAAGCCATTCCTTCAGCCTTAAATCAGTTGAGGCAGGACGACAATCCGGCCAAGAACACGGGCAAGAGAAACCAGGACAGTTTGCAAAAGAGAGCCTTTCAAACTACTGGCAAAACTTCCCAACTCAATCCCCTATTTGTGGCGGAGATGATGGGCTTCCCACCGAACTGGACGGTATTACCTTTTCAAAGTGGCGAAACGAGTCAATCAAAGGATACGGAAACGCCGTAGTGCCGCAAGTGGTTTACCAAATTTTTAAAGCTATTCAACACTCCATGCAGTAAACATCCCGCGTCAATTTATCCAAGTCCTCAATATGCTTTCTAATGCACGGGCTGCACGTGGTGTAATTCACTTTCCGGCCGCTAAACTTATTCACCTCATCCACGATGCGCCGCGCCGTTTCGTTGCTTATACTGTTTTCCCCTTTAATACTTTTGATTAGTTTCTGAATGGCACAAATTTCTTCAATGGATAGGTTATAGGGCGACCACTTTCCAAGCGGACACCCGAAGCCCTTGAGGCGGGTTTTAACATCCATAAAGCAGCCGCATAGCTTCACCATTTGCCCGTTGTGTTCAACGACCTTACGCGGTATGGTGGTGCCGCATTTGTTTCTTTCGGTTAGGTGCGCACACGCTTTGCATATTGCCATGCGCTGCGCCCTTATTTCTTCACTCACGAATAACATAGGCTCTGAGTAGTCTTTTGGTTTCTTTAATGTTTCGGTTGGCAAAGTCGGGATCGATTCCAATTTCTTCAGCCAGCTTGCGCGGTGACTTGTCCGATAGTAACCATGCTTGAAGGAATACGCGGTTGAATGGGGGTAATCGGTTTACCACTACATCGAGTTGCTCGTTCGTCAGCCTTGCCCCTATCCATGTTTCATCCGCCCTATTTTCATCGATGAATAAAGTCGGGATATGGGATTTGTAAAGTTTAAAGTAGGTATGATCTGGACTAATGTACTCCCGGTATATCATGGTCCATAGGTAATATTTGAGTTTACCGTTGGCGGTCACGCTATCCAAGGCCTCCACTTCTGGAAGCCGCGCAATCACGTGATGGACCAGGTCCGCCGCCGCGTCCTTGCTCTTGGTTAGCTTTGTTGCCATTGCTATCCAAAAGGGGTAGAGGCGTTCAATCTCGCGTGAAGTAGCTATTGATAACTCCGATTGCTTCATCTACTCCTTTACATACGTGCGCGCTGTAACCGCGCTCGTTTAGTTTCTTTATCCATTCTTTTTGTTCGGTAGTGGGGTAACTTGCTTTATCCTTTTTGATCTCAATCATAAGACCATGAAAGCCCCCGCGCGGTTCAAATATTTGAAGGTCGGGAACCCCTTTCACGTACCCCGTTAGCTTCATGCGGGCGGCTTGTTTGTAGCTTGCCTTCATTCCGCCAGCGGTGGCGCAGTAGAGGGCGTCGGGGTATTGGTAGCGGAGATAGTCGATCACCGCTTTTTGTACTGCCGCCTCGCTTCCATATTTAATTATCTTTGAAGGTCTTATCATTTATTTAAAAAAATATTTTCAAAATTATTTGCATTGAAAAGAAAAATATCTTTATATTTGCCGACACAAAGTTAAACAAATAAATCAAACTTATGACAGAACAAATCATTCAAATGACTGATGCGGTTATTGAAGGTAACGCGCCCGCTCTCAAAACCTACATTGAACTCAAGCGCATAGAGAAAGCACTTGAAGCTGCCATCCAAAAGGTTCAAGACCTTGCCCGCGACGAAGCGGAAGCATACGGGCAGAAATCCTTTCAGACTTTTGGTGCTCGTATAGAACTCAAGAACGCGGCATCGCGCTGGGATTACTCAAGCAGCACCCACGTTTTAGAAGCGCAAAACAGAGTCAAACTCATGCAGCAACTTGCACAAGCTGCGGCGACCACTAACGAGCCTATCTTTGATGGAGATGGGTTACAGGTCGAACCCGCTAAGAAAGTGGAAGGAAAGGCTACTATTTCAATTCAACTAATTAACCAATAAATAATAAACACATGGCAGGCATTATTGCAACAGACAACGGAAGCGGAAAAGACTTCCAAAAAGCACCCGAAGGAACACACATCGCGCGTTGTGTACAAATGATTCAGCTTGGAACGGTTGAGAAAGATTTCATGGGCGATAAAAAACGAGTGAATGAAGTCCGCATCACATGGGAACTCCCTAATGAACTCACGGTGTTTGACTCTGAGAAAGGTGAAGAACCGTTTGTAATCTCAGAAACCTACACCCTTTCCACGGGCGAAAAGGCTAACCTTCGAAAAGTGATTGACGCATGGCGCGGCAAGCCTTTGACAGAGCAGCAAGCTAAAGAATTTGATATTACCGTTTTGCTTGGTCAACCGTGCATGATAAACATCGGATACCGCACGAGCAAGAACAACGGGAAGGAATATGCGAACATTACAAGCGTAATGGCGTTACCGAAAGGAACGAGCGTTCCCGACCAAATCACACCGACCAAACTTTTGTCCTTTGCTGAATTTGATTGGAACCTTTTCGAGTCATTAAGCAAGTATGTAAAAGACCGCATTGCCAATAGCCTTGAATACGGTCAACTCATGGCGGACAAGGTGGCGCGTGAAAGTGCTAACGCGGGCAAGACTCACGCCGTGCAGCAAACGCAAGAGGCTATTGTTCCTCCCGGAGAAGACGACCTACCATTTTAAATAACCTGCCCGCCGCCGCATCTGGTGGCGGGCATAACTTTCGAAACAAATGACATTCAAAAAGTTTATAAAACAGAAATACGGAACGCTTAAGGACTTTGCAGAAGCGCATGGTGTGAGTGTTCCAACCGCTCAAAAGTATTCGGTTGACCCGTGCAGTATGAGCGTGAAACTATTTTATCAAATAGCCGTGAAGTGTGACATTAGCGTGTACGCCCTTCACGACATAGTAACTCAAAGCTATGAATAAGAAGCCAGACATCCTCAGTACCTTGCCGCCCGAATACCGTGAGCAAGTTAGAAGCTACGTGAATACCCGTGTGCGTCAGGCGGTACTGAAAGAAAAGCGCAATAGCAGCGAGGGCAACCAAAAGAAACTGATGGAAGCGGAAGGTTATAAGAACATCCGCCACGCCACCGAAATAGCGGCGCAGATATTTGGTTCAAGCGTTACCGACCTACTTAGCCCTTCGCGTATCCGCGCCCATACTGACGCCCGCATGTTTGTTTACTATTGGGCTACGACCTCTACTCAGATGACAATAACGAGTATAGGTAAATGGTTTAACCGCGATCACGCCACCGTTATACACGGGGCAAAAAGAATCAAAGATTTGCTCGAAGTAGATAAAAATTTTGCACATTTGTACAATCAATTCATAAACAAATTAACAGGTAAACAATATGAAGTCAGCAATATTGCTCAAAGGGCAGCAGATTACACCAGCGGAAAGGTGGGCGTTCTTGTGCATCGCGTCAATGATTGACGAGAATGGCGGCAAAATAGACCACGACACCGTTCAACTTGAAGTCAAGGGATGGCAAACGATGCAGCGCGTTTTTGACTACGATGGCAAAGTGTGGAAGTTTCCCGCCGCGTGGGGAGTCAACGAAAAGAAAAGCGGAAAGATGAAGCGACCGACAACCGACGAGGTGCGCGACTTTATGGTCCTAAATCACGGACACTTAACCACCGATATTCTGGATGCTGAAAGCCAAAAGTTTTACGACTTTTACCAATCGAAAGGATGGGTAGTGGGTAAAGCACCCATGAAAGATTGGAAGGCCTCCGCCCGCAGATGGATGAATGAAGTCAAATTTAAATCAAAGCCAAATGGAGAAAAGATTGGAAGCCGTGTCACACGACAGGACGCCGCCGACCTCGTTAACAAGGTCGCACAACTCACAGGTAATCAGCAGCCGCAAGCGGGGGGTTAGGCTTGCTGAGATCACACCGATTGATTTTACCCAACTGATACTTCGCTTGTGTGTTTTGGTAGGTTGTGAGCAGCCCTCAGCAGAAGCCGTGATGTTACTCTTTGACCATTGCGGGATGATGCACCCGAATGAAACCAATGAATCGTTAATCCTCGCCGCGCAACTCAACGCGGCGGGGAGGTATGAGCAGCGCGTAGAACACTTCAATAGTTTGGATGCGGGCTACATTGGTAAACTTTTTACAGCGTTTGAATACTACCACCGTTCCGCTTTCAAAGAGGCAGCGAAGGGGGTGAAAGAGGAAACGCCGCCACCACCCGTCGACACCGACGCGTTGATGATGGATATATTTGAGAGTGACAAAAAGAACTTTAAAGAGGGTAAAGGTGATAAAGCGATTGACGCGGTTGCGCCGCGCATGATTGAGTGGCTTGAGAGTAAAGGGATGCTGCCGCCCGTGACCGATGAACTATTAAACAGCGTTCACGCTAAGGCGGTGGCGAATGTCCAGAAGCGACTTGATGTCAGCGCGGCGCGGGTGGCGAAGTGGAAAAGCGAGGAGCGTTTTAAAGCGCAATACAACGACTACCGCGCGAGTGTGATCGCGGAAAAGAATAGGATATTTTATAGGTATGTTTTGTCGAGGTAACGTTTTGCAGTTTGGCGTATGTGCCGCATAGTATAAACTTAATTTTAACCGAGAATACCGTGCTTTTAGCAATACCTTGTTAGGCGCAGTGCTTCTCAAAAACTTAAATAAAATGAACTTTAGTAATAATCCGAAAATGCCATCACCGAAGCCAATTTTTATAATATTATTGGTTGTTGCTATTTTATACCTTATGGTGCTTTTTATGCCGTAGTAGCATTGCGCCTAACGTTTTCAGGCTTTGTGTCCGTTGGCGACTTAAACCACAAATATTAAATTAAAAAACAAATACTGATATGAGTACAAAATTTAAATCGAAGAACAAAACCGCTAATGTCACAAAACCTGTGTTAGGCGAAGTTATTGATAGTAAGGTTAATCGTTTGCTGTCTTTAAGTGATGAATTTATATTCCCTGCTTACTATTCACATACGGGTAAAACAATGTGGAAGATTTCAAATGTTTATACAAAATACGGTTCTGAAACATTGGTTTTGTGTGGCGTTGATGAAGGTATTGAAATAGCGATTGATTTGGCAATAGAACACATTTCAAAAGCTAAAGACAAGTTCTATGGCGTCGGTGTGTAATTTCGCCTAACTCACGGATAACCACACCCTAAATAATCAACACCCATGACCCACTACCACATTACAACCCCCGAACACCCCGCCGCCCTTAGCGACTACGAACTAAAGGCGCGCACCCAAGACAAAAACATTTTAACCCTACTCGAAAAGATGGGAAAGGCGTCACCGAGTGACATTATGCCACACCTACCTAACACCCCGATCACAAGCATACGTCGCGCCTTAACCAACCTCACGCGGTTGGGTTATGCGGTGAAGACCGACGATGTAAAGAAGGGAATGTATGGGCGGAACGAGCACGTATGGATGTATAAAGAGAGTAAATAAGATGACAGCATTTGAACAATATTTGATTGAAAACGGGTGGTTGAAGTTTAGGCTCAACCTTAAAACCATGCGCTACGAAAAAGCCATTGGACACGAATTGTCCACCATGACAAACATTACCCATCACTATTTTCACGAAACTGATAAAGAAGTATTATCTAAAATAGATCGCGGCGTGGCGGTTGGTAATGGTGGAATAAGTTACGCGGATAGAAAAAACGAAATTGTTTTCGGGTTGCATGAAGTAGGGAAGCCACCAACGTTAATAAGACCTCGCCCTCGATTGCGTGTAAGGCGAAAAAGGAATAGTGAAATAGTTATTGAAGATGAAACTTTAGACGCCAACATGCATGTGGCTCTTGAAAAAATAAACGAAGAGATTATTTTAACAGCAATGTTTACACAGATAGTAATAGCGATTGACCTCACCGATGCTAACCATTAAGCCCTTTTACTTCGACCGCCAAAAAGAAGCCCTACACTTTCTTTCGCCTGAGTCAGACGTTAGGCAGGTGTTGTACGGCGGCGCGGCGTCTGGCGGAAAGACAAGGTTGGGGTGTGAATGGCAGATACTCCGCCGCCTCACTTATCCCGGTACAAGGTCGGTTATCGGTAGAAGTCAGTTAAAGACACTCAAGGAAACCACCTTGCACACTTTCTTTGAATGTACGGATAGGTTTGGATTAAAGGCGGGAACTCATTACACCTACAACGAGAATAAAGGGTTAATCACTTTCGATAATAAGAGTGAAATCATTTTAAAAGACTTGTTTCATTACCCCTCAGACCCCAACTTTGACGGCCTTGGTTCGCTTGAAATAACCGACTACTTTGTGGATGAGGTGGCGGAAGTTTCTAAAAAAGCCGTTGACATCCTGCATAGCCGCGTGAGATATAAGCTATCCGAATACGGGCTAACACCCAAGGGGCTACTGACTTGCAACCCATCGAAATCATGGGTATATGATGAGTTTTACCTCGCTCACAAAGAAAACAGGCTTGTGGATTGGAGGGCTTACGTTCGCTCACTCCCAACGGACAACCCTTTTACCGAACCCGAATATCTCAAGTCATTACTCGCCCTTCCAGAATACGACAAGCAACGTTTGTACTATGGAAATTGGGAATTTGATGAAGATCAAAGCAAACTATTTTTCACAAGCGATTTGCACGCGATGTTTCGGGAGGAGCAACCCACGGGAGACAAGTTTATCACCGCCGACGTCGCCCGCCTTGGAAAGGATAAGAGCGTGATAATCTTATGGCACGGGCTACGCATCATCCATGTGCACATCATTGAACGCTCACCGATAACCGCCATCGTGCAGCACGTTAAAGAACTGAGAGACACGCACGGTGTACCGCTCAAAAACATCATTGCGGACGAAGATGGGATAGGTGGGGGTGTAGTGGATATGCTTAAGTGCACGGGCTTCATCAATGGATCCAAAGCCAAACACCCTGAGTATATGAATCTAAAAAGCGAGTGCTACTTTAAGTTAGCTGAATACATTGCTCAAGGCAAGTTGAGCGCGGATTGCACCGATGGGATAAAGGCAAGGTTTATCCGTGAACTTGAAACTATTAAAAGGCATAATGCGGACAAGGACACGAGGTTGCAAGTGACACCCAAAGAGGAGATAAAAAGGATGCACGGGTTTTCACCCGACTACGCAGATGCGCTGATGATGCGGATGTACTATGAATTGTTCCCGAATCGCGGAAATTATATGATAATGGGAGCGCGTTTTTAAAATAGTTTTTATACACTTGTCGAAACAAATAAATCGAAACAACATGGAAGCAAAAGAATTAAGGATTGGGAATATTTTTGGTTTTGGTGAAATGATACACGAAGCCACACATTGGGATATTAGAAACCTAAGAGTACAAGAACTGAAAGGTAAAAAGTCACTAACTTATAAACCAGTTTCCCTCACGGAAGAATGGCTTTTGAAGTTTGGGTTTGAACGTATGGCAGATAACCTTTATGAAAAAAACCCTTTATCAATTAGTTTTCCAAGCACAGTTGAGATAACTTGCGCTCACACTTGGCAAACTGCTTTAGTGGGTTATGATATTTCCTATGTCCACCAACTTCAAAATCTCTACTTTGCCTTAACGGGTGAAGAACTGACAATCAAAAAATAATTTTTATTCACTAAATACCAATAGTAAAATGTCAAACACCCTACGAGCGTTACACGCGCTCAGACTTCCAGACGAAATCGCGCCGATCAATGGTGTGATAACAAGCCGCACCTTTGGGCGCATTGTGAACAAACGCACGCACGATTTCACAAGTGGCCGCCGCGTTATCAAAGATGAGTACTATGTGGAGCGCGTCACAGATAACCGCTTCCGTACGTATGCTTTCAACTTCTTAAGAGGCCGCGCCGATGGTTGCAGCTTTGAAAATAACCGCTTTACCCGCGACGTTATTCCGCCTCAGAACGGGCGTTCATGGTTTAGCAAAGTGGACATTTCATTCAATGAAGATTGGGATAAAATTACCATTGAGCAAAGCGTGGGATTGAACGCATGGAATGGAGTGCAGCAGTCTTATGATAACCCGCCTGTAACCATTGAGCGCGAAGAATGGATTGTAACTAAGACAAGCACCACACCGCCGCGCCTTCGCAATGGGCAGTACGTGAGAAGCTACCCGCGCATTACTCTGAATGAAATTTTGGCGGCTATGAACTTGACCCGCGAGGAGTTGGAATACCAGTTGCGGGAAGAATTTGCGGTGTCAAAACCTTCCGAAAGTACCCACATTCTCAACTATGGTTGTGAGGTGGTGAATCTCGTTAATGTATTTGATATTCAAGTGTACGCTAACGGCGTGAGTATGGAGGATGAACGACCAAGCGGTAAAATTACAAGTTATCAAAAGCAATGGCCTGGTGTTGTGAAGTTTATGCGCTTGCATAACGGTGAAATTAATGAAACAACCTATGGCTCCACCGACTACGAGCGCGTTCTTTTGAAAGACGTTGATTTCTTTTCAATCGAATTTGTCAACGGTGACGTTGCGGATGGTGAAGAAATTGAAGACACGACAATCGGTTTCTTAATCCGCGTCAACCGCAATGAACCAGCGTACCTGTACGTCGGTTTCAAAGAGGGTAGCACCTTCATGCAAGAGCAAGGCAAGGGTGATGGAGCGGAAGCAATCTACATGATTATTGAAGCGGGTGAAGGACAAGCCGAACTTGTGCGTGTGTATTAAAAGTTGGTAGTGGTGAAAGCAAAAGCCCCTCAGATTGAGGGGTTTTTTTATGGGATAATCCGATACTTCCACATGAGAAATAATATCACAAGGAAAATAAGCAGCCACCAGAACCACGCGGGCATTTTGAATTTTACATCCTTACTCTCACTTGCTTCATTCTTTTCATAGGATTTCACCCGTGATTTACTTTTCACCTCCTCAACCTTTTCAACCTTTTTTTGGATGGTGTGCTGAGTTGGTTTTACAACGGCGTTCACCTTTAATTTTCCGCTCACCTTGTCCTTGGATAACGTGACGCGCTGGCGGTCATTATCGATAATCACCTGGATAAGGCTATCCACTTTCACGGGGTCAACGAGAACGCTATCCACCCTTCCCGCAACGGTTATAACGGTATCGATTGTTTCGGTGGTGGTAATGGTGGCGGCGGTGGTAACCGTGCTATCTAAGCGGGTAATATTTTCGGATGATTCAGCGGTTTTGCGGCGGGCGGTGCAAGACGTTAAGGCGGCAACCGCAAGTATAAGAATAAAAATATTTTTCATATTGTTTGCTTTTTATTTTCAAATATACTTATATTTGCTCACATAATTCAAACAACAAATGATTAAACTCACACCCGACCAAATAAAGCAGATAGCTGCCGCTATAAACGAAGCCGCTTCAGATAAAGCCGAACAAAGCGGATGGATAAGTATTGAAGGTGAAGTAACCTTAAACGGAGAGTGCTACTTGATTGTAGGCGACGTAAACGTGGATTGCAACGTGACCAAAAAGCGTTACCGCGATCGCGATATGATGCCAGACACCAATGTAGATTTCAGAATAGCCCGCTTTCACCGCTTGGAACTCCAACACCTTACCGATGAAGACGATGTACAACGGTTGAATTATGAAGATTTTAGGGGGTGGGTTTAACGCCTACGGCTTGGCAAAGTACCGCCTTGCAGAATGTTGAAATTTAGTACAAAGGCTTGTGGCGGTATTTTGCCAAACCACTGTTATAAGCCGTTTTTATTCGTGTTTGGCTTAACAATTTAATTAAAAAAAAATGAATTTATCAGAATTTAAAATCGTAAAAAACAGACAAAGACCTGATTTCTGCTATGCTTATGAAAAGTACAATGCAGACAAAACAGAAAAGTATTCATTATTTACAATGAATGGCGGAAACACATTTTTAGCATCCGTAACATCCACAAATAATTTAGGCAAATTGGTAGATACTGATTTTTCGGAAACATTTAATACTAAAGAAGAAGGGTTAAATGCTATTGTAAATTTTCTGTCGAAGTCTGCCTAACGGAAACTTCAATATTCGCACAAAACTTTATGGCAGCTTTTGCCAAACCGCTGTTATGTGCTGGGCGGATTATCAGCACTAAATTTAATTTTAAAACGAAATGAAAACGATTTTTATTTGGATGTTAAGAAAATACGCAAATACCGAAAAAGGTAGAATTGAAATTATGCGTGTAATGGATGAAAAGGTAAGCGACAGTTATAGTGAGCAGACTTTATATGGAAATGTTTATAATTACTTTATTGAATTTGTTATGGCAAATCCATTTATTGTAAAATGCACATTTCAAAACGATAAAGAAAGTTTGCGTATTTTGAAAAGCGGTATTGAAAAATCGTTTGATGAAGCAATTGGTTATATTGAAAACGAGAAGTAGCCTTGCACATAACTATCGGCTAACCATACCTTAATATTAAAATACTACTTCAACCCATCGTACTCCGTAATTGCATTAAAGCACGGGCAAGACTTCACCCACTCCCTCACCTCAATAACGCCGTTTTTATTGCGGTCGGGTGAAAGATCACGGTGTCCAACTATCTGAGCGTTAGGAAACATTTTTTTCAAGGCCACAAGGCGCGTCAATAAGGCGCGCTTTTGTGCTTCTGTACGGTTGTCGATTGGTTTACCCTTGGTGTCAACGCCGCCGATATAACATACATGGATGGATGTAGCATTGCGCCCCGCCACCCCGTTAGTAGGGTGCGCTATTTCACTTAAACGGGTTTCAACACCATTCGCATCAATGATGTAGTGATAACCAGGGCGCGACCACTTAAGAACGTTCTTCCAATAGTTGCGGATGGATTGAACGGTTGTCGTTTGTGGAGTCGCGCTGCAATGCACCACTATGTGAGTGATCTCTCTCATTTGTTTTCGTTGCGGCGTATAAATAGATCAAGCAAGCGTGAGAGAATGTCACGATAATTGGTAGTAATATAGATCGTGATTTTCTCGCTAAACAACGTCGCAAGCGGAACGAGGTAATACCCTTGCTCCTGCCACCCGCTTGTTTGACACCATGTTGCCATGAGGTACCCGCCAAACACCGACACCCCCATAATTCCAAGCCATTGCATCATTGAAAGTTTTCTTTTTAGCAGTACCTCCGTGCTGATTTTTGCAAGCACGCCGATACCAATGGATAAGATAACGCTTCCCCACTTGGTGAGAAAGGTAAACGCTTCTGTAAATATGTTAGTTTTTTCGTACATAAAAAGAGTTGGTGACGTGCCACGCAAGAATGATAATGAGTAGTAACTCATTCACTTGAAACGCGCACGGGTTAAAAAATAATTCATCAAGTAAGTCATTTAAGGAGAGAGTGAAAAGCACAAAGGACACCGACCGAATAACCCTTTCGGTGCGCTTTGAAGATTTGTAAACTGCAAAAAACGCGAGGGTTTTAACCGCCGCGTTCATCGTCATCCAGAACGTTGTTGCCGCCTCGTCGCTTGAAAAAAACCAATTATAATGGATGTACCCGCTGAATCCAAAAGAACCAACGAGGTACACCAATAATATAATGACAAGCGACTGCTTCATGTTTTATTTTCTCACAATGTTTCGAGGTCTTGCCCCTACAAGGTTACGCGCAATAGTACCGTTGGCGTCCGTTACCGTGCTTGTTTGTGAGGTGCTTATGCGATCATCTGATATAACCACATACTCAACAGGCGTGCCTTTCACTTCTACTCCGCTTGAGTGTTTAAACGGCGCGGTAAGTGGTGACGCGGGATTGAGCTCGACAAACTCCGCTGGGTTGCCTTCAAGGATTACGAGTGTATCACCTTTTTTTAGGTTCATCTTTTTGTAATTGTTGGTTAATATATTGCTCTACCTTTCTTAGGTAAACTTCTTTTTCTTTTTTTGTTGTGCGTTTCTTTGCCATTTACTATGGGTAATAACGTCGGTACAACTCTGGGAAGTCAAGCGCGTGACGTGACCTCAATAGCGGGTTACTCATCGCTGTATTCCCGCTGCTAAAATACATACCGTTTTCTGAATACACTTGTTTTTTTGGTGAAATTTCATTATCGGTATTCGTGTTGTATTCTGGAACGCTTGCGTTATTGTGACACAACCAATCTACCATGCGTTTGGTGTACATCTGAGCGTTGTTCATGGCGTTATCCTTTACCGCTTTAAACTCAGATTGCGAGGCGGTGGTAAAGTCTTCCCCTTGACGAATGGTTAGCCCGCCGTTATCCATCTTGACAACGAGTGATGGGATTAACTCCATCACTGTCCACCACACGAGAGCCTTCTGAAGGTAGTCGTAAAAGAGTGTTTCATACGCGCCCGTTAAGGTGTCGTTTTGCACCCGTGTTTTCAAGGCGTTGAGTAGGTCGCTTCCTAAGTACGCTTCCGCATATTTGTCCTGAGCAAGCACGGTAGCCCCTTGGATGAGTGTTTGGTCGACCTGCTCAGTCAGCGGGGTGTATTTGTAAAGGTCAGCGGGGGTTATGAATAATACTTCTGCCATGATCTTATGGGTTTTTTAGTGAGCCTCTGGTGGGCGTGTTTATGGGGGCAATACCTTCCACTCCTTTTTGTGGAACGAATGGAACGTTACCGACTCGCTTGTCATTCTTTAATCCATCGTTAGGAAGGAAACGCCCTTTTTCTGTCTTTCTAAAATAGATTTGACGCTTCCAGAAGTGGTGACAATACACGCCGCCTTTCCAAGCGAAGATATCGTAGGTGCTTGAGCCTTGCGGCGCGAATTGCCCGTTCACTCCATCGTCGCCCATCATCTTGATATCCTCATACCTAAACACTTTGTTTTGTTGTGACAACTCTACCATTCGCTTGCAAAATTCTCTACTACCTTCGGAAAGGTTTTGAGAGTATGCATAGCGCAGCTTATACAATCCCGTGTCACCCCATTTGCTTTTTTCATCGCCCTTGGCGTAACCGGTAAGGGATAGTTGAACGCTTTGTTTTTCCATCCATGCGCTTAACGCTTTCTCCTCATCCTCGTGGGTGTCATGCGCGGGTTGGTCGTCGACTAACTCCCATTCGTCCGCGTCGATTTCGTCGGCGCACTTTTCCATCTTTTCGATTAACTCCTTTTCAAGTTCGGGCGTTAGTTTGTCACCTTCCTTTGAGCAGCATACATGATGAAGTTCAACAGGTGGCGTTTGCGCTTGTGGCACCTCGTCAGTAATTTCAATTACGGGTTTTACCCCTGTTTCCGCATAAACCAAGTCCTCAAGCACATCGGTCATCATCTTGCGGTATGGTTTAACCACCTTATCCATGTACACCGCCATTGATTCAGTCAATTCGTTGGCGTTATTTCCAAGGCCGCTGCTATCACGGATACCAAACATAAGCGGGGAGGTAACACGGTGTCCGACAAATACCATTTCCTTTGCCGTTTCTTGGACAAGGTCGTACTGCTTATCCGCATCGGTAAGTGGGAAGGTTTCAAAGGTGGCTTTCGTGTCTGGATTATCATTGAATAACACCACCATTTTACCCGCGTTACGCGCCCCACTCAGGTTGCCCTCCATGTTTCTAACGACTTCGCGTGCCTTCTCAGGGTCAGGTTGGCCGTTGTTGAATTGGGCAATGATCGATGGAAAGAAGCCGTTGAGAATGTTATTCAAATGAAACACCCCTATCTGTTGCGCTATCTCAATGTAATGCAGCGCGCCGAAGTAGTCAGGGCGGGGGTAGTAGTTGCTGCCTACTGATTGCTTAAACTTGTAAACAACGTACCGCGTCGGGGTGTTTTCGTCGGGCGAAGTTGGTAGCCCTTTGAAAAGTGGAATAAAATAAGGCTTATTCTTTTTTTTGCGCTTGTCGTTCCAATCCTTCGAATACCACACGCCCGTGATCTTATCGGTGTCCTCGTCGTATGCCACACGAACGTTCTCGAATGGCAAGTGATTGACTTGAGCAACGCCTTTAAAATCGCGTGTCGGTATTACTTCCAAATATTCACCCCCTTGAATTTTCACATCGGATGCAATGGAAAGTATTTGCCTCTCACACTTCCAACGTTCAAGTAAAGCCATTGTTTTGGGGTCGGATTTAAACCCTTTCCCCGCGATCATCTCAGCCGTTCCAACACAAATAGCGTTATGGATAGGGCTATTCTGGAATAACTCTATCAAATAGTTGGGGTAGTTATTGTCTATCCCGTAATCCACCCATCCCGCTTTATTTTCAAGTTCTTCACTCGATACACTTTCATATCGCGCGAGTTGCACATTGAAGGCGTTAGCGTGCTGGCGGGTAGATGACGTCGTTTGTAGTGTCTGTATT